GCGGCGATGCTCGGGTGTACGGCGATGCTCGGGTGTGCGGCAATGCTCGGGTGTGCGGCGATGCTCAGGTGTACGGCGATGCTCAGGTGTACGGCGATGCTTGGGTGTGCGGCGATGCTTGGGTGTGCGGCGATGCTCGGGTGTACGGCGATGCTCGGGTGTGCGGCAATGCTCGGGTGTCAAACGATAATGAACATTGTGGATTTGATTGTTTCGGGTCTGCTAATCGCCACACCCATTCCTACAAAACCAAATCAGGGAAAATTGAAATCACCTGCGGATGCTTCCGGGGGTCTATTGAAGAGTTTGAGAAACAAATCAAAGAGACACATCGAGGGAATGAATTCGAAAGGCAATACATGGCTATTGTCGAAGTGATAAAAATCAAGTTCGGTTTAAAATGACAGTATTATGGACTATTTAGCGGAGCCCCAAAAGAAGATCAAAGCGGCCCTATTATCGGGTATCAGGCTGACGACCGCACAAGGTAACCGAATGGCCCAGACTGTGGATTTTCGCAAAATCATATCAAGATTGAAAAAGGATGGGATGGCGATAAAATGGTTTTGGAATGCTCGCAAAGACCAGGACGGAAAAATAGTCGCACGATATAAAACCTATTACTGTGAATCTCCGCTTCCCGCTAAAGGGACGAAGATCGATGGTTTTGGAGAACCGAGTTTTAACGAAATGTTCTGGAATCAGTAAACATCATACCATGAGGCCTGCAGACGACCTATCCCGGACAGACGGGGACAGTTCCGGGAAGGTGTGGGGAACCCTCGACAGCGATTATAACGAAGGAGAATCCGCGCTGTTAAAAGGTCTGCTGACAGCCGGGAAAGACCGGCATTGGACAGGCAGCCACCGGGGACGCCCGGATAAGTGGCAGGCAATGATTCGGGGAGTGCGCCCTTGAGATGTACAGCAAGACAGGGCCAACACAAACGAAGCCGACAGATACCCTTTCTCGCGGGTAAGATTCAAAGCTGTCGCCGGGGCAGAACCGGCCCTGTCCTCAAAGGAGACCACAATCTCCCTCAAACCTCAAAAAATATAACGTTATGAGCAATTTCCAAGCCTTCAATCAAAAGATCACCGACCCACGGACACAGAATTATCTGAGTCAGGTGCTCGGAGAGAAGCGGAGCAGTTTTGTAAATAACTTGACTGCTCTTGTGGCAAACAACAAGAATTTACAGGAGTGCGACCCGTTGAGCGTCATGTATGCAGGCATTAAGGCCACAGCGCTCGATCTTCCCTTAGATCCAAACCTCGGTTTTGCCTATGTCATCCCTTACAGGAACAATCGGGAAAACAAGACAGAAGCTCAATTTCAGATTGGATATAAGGGTTTTGTTCAATTAGCCATCCGTTCCGGTCAATTTCAGACTATTAACGTTGCAGAAGTCAAGGAAGGCGAATATCTGGATGAAGACCTTGTAACCGGAGAAATCAAGTTTAAAAAACTTCCTGACCGGGATCAGCTTCCGACTATCGGCTATGTGGCCTACTTCCGATTGACAAACGGATTTGAAAAGATGTCTTACAGCAGCGTCGAGCAGATTGATGCTCACGCAAAAAAGTACTCACAAACTTATTCTTCATCAAAAGAGTATATCAGGAATAACAGTAAATGGGCTACGGATTTTGATGCGATGGCCAAAAAGACCGTCCTAAAACTTTTACTGTCGAAATACGCCCCAATGTCGGTAGAGATGCAATCCGCTGTCATTAGTGATCAGGCTGTAATCCGGGTAAACGGGGCCGACTACATGGATAATCCCAATGTTGTAGAGGTTCCGGATGTGAAAGAGATTTCCACCGAGCAAGAGGCCAAAGACGCGCTTTTAAAGGGTCAGATCGACAAAGCCAAGTACGACGAATTACTCAGCAAGGCCCTGGGAAGAAAAGACGAACCGGAGGAAAAGAGCTTTGCCGAGCAGCAGATCGCAAACAACGCTTTCGGTTTGAAAGATATAGCCAAAGAGCATGGAACAGCTACAGAGAACTCCTGAATGGTATTCGGGCAGATTGGAAATGTTTACGAGCTCGGAGCTGGACGATCTCCTCTCCGAGCCCAAAAGTAAAGCCGACAAGGAAGCCGGCAAACTTTCCGAAAAGAGTAAGGATTACGTGTACGACAAAGTATCCGAGCAGATCACCAACGGAACAATCCTCGATTACAAGGAACTCAACAACAAAGAGGTCAAATGGGGACAGCAGTATGAAGACGAGGCACGAATGCAGTATGAAGCCAGAACGGGCAATAAAGTCGATTTATGCGGCTTCATACGCTATAACGAATATTTCGGTGGTTCCCCGGATGGATTGGTAGGTGAAGATGGAATCGTTGAGATCAAGTGTCCTTACAGCGGGAAAGTTTATGTAAAGTACCTCCTATTGGAGACACAGGAGGATTTGAAGAAGCTGAACCGAGGGTATTACACCCAGATTCAGGGGAACCTGATCGTAACAAGTCGAAAATGGTGTGATTTCATAGCATACGATCCCAGGGTTCAGAATCCGGATTTGGCCCTTAAAATACTTCGGGTAGAACGAGATGAGCCTTTCATTGATTTTTGCCTGAAACAGCTTGAAAAGGCCAATAAGTACAAAGAAGAGATCAAGAGTAAACTTTTAAAAATGATCGCATGATGGATGATATTCTGGTGGAGTGCAATGGGGAGTTACTGCCTGAAACAATGGTTGGCAGGCTCGAACCGCTTTGCAGGGAAGCCCACGATATACAGCAGTATCTCAACGCCCCTTATTCCGGTGAAATAAATGTATTGCTCGACCGGCTATCCACTCTCAACGTCTACATGGCCCGATCCGGTGAGATGCTTGCCGAGGCTGTTTTCCTGCAGGAGGAAGCCATCAATAGGGCTTTCGAGGAAAACAAAGATCGAATCGATTGCATGGCGGCCACGGTAGCCAACAAATACCTGACGAGTTGCTGCCGGCATGAAAACAGGTTAGTCAAGTGGTTGGACCGGATCAACGCCACCTGCAAACATCAATCTGATAATCTCAGGACGCAGATAAGTTTCGTAAAGGAGCAGGTTAGATTGGATGGGAGGGGTTACTAATGAATTACAAGGCCAAATTAGACCGAATTTTCAGCGAATATGTCCGACTGAGGGATTCCGACAGCAACGGTTACGGACGCTGTATTTCGTGCGGAAAAGTGGTTTTTTGGAAGGATGCGGATGCAGGTCATTATGTCAACCGGAAACACATGAGTTTACGCTACGATGAATCTAACGTGAATCTCCAATGTAGGAGTTGTAACAGGCTCGACGAAGGCAATATGATCGGATATAATCACGGTCTTATCGAGAAGTACGGGGATAAGGTTATTTCCTATTTGGACATCAAAAGACACAACATCAGTAAAATCGGGCCGACCGAATATGCGGTGCTGATCAAGCACTATCAGCAGGAGATTAAAAGGCTTAAAGAGCAAAAAGGATTGTAAGAAATACAAGTAATGGCAAAACGATTTACAGATACCGATTTGTGGGACAAAGAGTGGTTTATGTCTCTCTCTTGTAAGCATAAATGCCTTGTCCGGTTCATCTTCGATAAATGCGACCAAGCGGGTGTTTGGTCGGCTAATTGGGCGCTTGCGTCAGCTTACATAGGCGATCGGGTCACCCATGATGATTTGTCGGCATTATCGGGAAGAATTGAGCAAATCGGCGCAAACAAATATTTCATCCCGGACTTTATAGAATTTCAATACGGGCAATTGACGGAATCGTGCCGGCCTCATAAAAAAATCATCTCACTTCTTCAAAAACACGGTTTATATGAAAGGGTATTGAAAGGGTATCCAAAGGGTATTGATACCCTTGAAGAAAAAGACACATACAAGGAAGAAGAAAAAGAAGAAGGGGGTATGGGGGAAACACAACCACCATCCGAAGGCTCGGATTTCACCTCAGAGCTCTCAATCGTTCAACAAGAATTGCAAACGCAGACAATCTGGTTGGATCAGGTAGCTATGCAGCGTGGATTGAAAAACACACAGGAGGCTCGAATGTGGCTTGAGAAATTCTTCGGGGAACTTCGCATCCGAGGAGACACGGTAAAATCCCTACATGACACGAAAAGCCACTTTGTGAGCTGGCTAAAGATTCAACTGGACAAACAAAAACCTCAGAAAAATGGAAAATATATCCCAACACGCATCTCAGGATCGGATTTCGATTGACGGGATTATCAAGTCCCTTCAAATTCAACGTGAGGAAAAATACCGCGCTGCCATCCGCAAGAGAATCGTTTTGGACTATTCCCCGGCAGATTTCACCAGATTGATGAAAGCTTTTGCGGAGCTCGTGATGTCCGAACGCGGGGAGTATTCCGAGTTCACGATAGACCGCAGTAACGAGCCGGTCATACTCGAACTCTACAAATACTCAACAATGGATAAATCTTTCTCTGGAAATTTATTCCTCGGAGTTGCCCTGATCGGGAGCTATGGTTGTGGAAAATCCCTGATAATGGACGCTTATTCAAGGTTGGTCAATCAGTTCGTCCAGTCGAAAGGATTGCAGGTTTGCCCGGTTCTGTTTAAAACAAGCATGGAGTTGTACAACCTTGCCAAATCAGGTATCACAAGCCAAATGCTTCATACTCCGCTCGTGATTGACGAGATAGGCCGGGAGCCCAAAGTCGCCAAAGACTACGGCAATGAATCAACCCCGATGATCGATCTTCTCTTTGAGCGTCACCGCAAAGGAACCATAACCCACGCTACCGGAAATTTCACGCTTGAATCTCTTTCTGAGATGTATGGGAAGATGCTTGGTGACAGATTAAAACAGATGTTCAACTTCATTAAGCTAAACGGAAGTAGCCGTAGATAAAGCATGAAAGATAACTACACCTGTTCCGAAGTTGCCGACACCAGATGTCACGACAAAGAAAGATTTACCCTCCTGACGAGTTTGGATGAACTGTTAAACTACTTCAAAAGCAAAGAGAAATGACCGTCCTTGAAGCTATCGAGCAACTGACCGCCGAACGAAAAGAGAAAAGAATCGAGCCGCTGAACATTGTTTTCCGGAGTATCTACGACAAACTCTCGATCAGTTGGTTCGAGATGGTCGAAGAGCTCGAAAGGCTGAAAGAAGCAGGATTAATCCACATCGGGGATACGCCGAAAGACAGATACGCAAAACTTAAAATCTACCGCAATGAAAGTCGAAATCAACCAAACGATCGATCCGGAAATGGTAACCCTTTACAGCCATCGCACCGGTGAATTTATCGACGAAATCCCCACTGAGAAGGTCAAAGACCTGCAACACCTTTCGGGGGGGGGTATTTCAGGTGACACGCAAGCAGATCAACAAGATTAAACGGGAAGCAAAACAGCAAGACAATGACATACCACGAGTTTGAAGAGAAAAGATGGGGAAAAGGCTACCTGATCGTATTCAGGAAATATCGCCGGAAAGTTATCGGGGTCAATTTCGAAAGCGGTTGGATTCAAACGAGAACCCGGTACTCCAGACGTAAGATTTGGGTGTATTACGGGGATTGTGAAACCGTCCCGTCCGGGGCACAGAATAACGAGAGATGACAACCGACAAGAAAATACTTGATGCCTGCTGTGGTGGTAGAATGATGTGGTTTGACAAAGCAGATCCGGATGCGATTTACATGGATATTCGGGAAGAAGAATTTATCGCATGTGACGGTAGGCGTGTTCGAGTGCATCCGGATCTGATAGCTGATTTTCGGAATATGCCTTTTGAGGATGAATCCTTCAAACTTGTAGTATTCGATCCGCCGCATTTTAACCGGTTGGGCGCAAACAGTTATACCGCACAAAAGTATGGCCGATTATTCCCGTCATGGGAAACGGATCTAAAACGAGGATTTGATGAATGTATGCGGGTTCTTGAGCCGTTCGGGATCTTAATTTTCAAATGGAATGAGGTTCAAATCCCGGTTAGCAAACTGTTGGAAATTTTCGGACAGCAACCCTTGTTCGGTCATAAGTCCGGTAAAGCCTCAAAAACCCATTGGATGTGTTTTATGAAAAGATAATGAAATGAAAAGCAAACGAGCAGAAGAAGCAATTGAGAGATACCGTAAGAAATTTACAGCAGGTTTTGTAACCAAAAATGAGGTCGAGACAGTAAAAGAGTATTGCCGCCTATTTACCGAGGTCGTTGAGCTTGCCGAACAGGACGCAGAAGAACAGTATCAGGATGACCTACATCACTACCAACTAATGATGAACGATACTTGTAGCGAGATGATTGATGAGAGGGATGAGGAAATTACCAGCTACCGCAAAGAGTTGGAGGAATCCAAGAGGCGTGAAGAGTTGGCCCGAAAGGTAATCGACGACCAGAGGAAGAAGATAGAGGAAGTGAAGGCAAGAGCGGTGGAGTCGTTTCGGGAAAGCTGCCCGATAAAACATCCTGTCCTTAACGACAAAGGAGCACTGTGTGATAAGATAAATATCATTGGCTTTGGCTGCAATTGTCCTGTTTCAGACTGTAAATTTCTTTTAAACTTCTTTCAAATACTCAACGAGCGATGACCTTCACTACCCCCTGCTTTGTTCGGGTTGAGAATCCGGAGAAGCGAAAAGAGTTGATCGAGTGGCTGGAAGGGATTGGATACAGGCTCGAATATCTCCGTAACGATGGCGTTATTGTGCTGACTAGTGAAAATCGAGTATATGTATACGGGGAGGCAGTCCATGAAATAATTAAGAGCGATTACGATGCTATCGACTGCGGCGAAAACACCGAGCTGTTCAAAGCCCTGGCGGCGATGAATGACGAGAACGACCGAGAACAGTGGTTTGTGGAAGAAGGAAGAATGTTCAAGTGCACGTCAGACAAGATCAACGGCTATTCCTATCACTGGATGACCACCCGCAAAGCCACCGCCGAAGAGATTGTACAATACTTCAAAAATAAAGAGAGATGAAAACACTTGAACTGAAAGATATTTGCGGGTATCTGCCGTATGGACTGGTATTCCAAGATAAAGGACGTGGAGTATACCTACAGTTGGTGAATTTATTGTCAGCACAGAAACTGATTGACAAGAGCCATGATTACACGGAAGTTGGCCCCATCCTTCGCCCGATGTCCGACCTCACCGAAGAGATCACCCACAGAGGGGAAAAGTTTGTGCCGCTTGATGTCTTTAATGATAGAGGGCATTTCATAGAATTTGACGCAGCCGGTTTGCTTTATACAGTAGGAGGCTGTATGGATTCCGATTGGCTTATGGTGTTCGACAAATTCCATGAATGGATGTTCGACTACCGGGGCCTGATTTCCGCCGGACTGGCAATCGACGTGAACACCTTACCTGAAAATCCTTACGAGCGATGAAAACACCCCAAGAAGCGGCCAGAGAGTACGCCGAAAGCAAACAGGCTTTTCAGAATAAAGACATTATTATCGAAGCAAGCGCCGCTTTCCTAGCCGGTGACGCTTTCGGATACCGCAGAGGCCTGGAAAAGGCCTATCGATGGATCAGCGTGATGGATGGGTTGCCGAAAGATCAAAATGATGTACTTGTGTTGTTTTGCAATGGGCGTAAGGGCATTGGCTCTTATGTAGGTAATAATGAATGGGCTATAGTAATTGCAAATGAGTACGATAGCCATGATTTAAAAGTTCTTGCCTGTCGTCCCATCGAACACGGAAAGTAGTAACTAAAACAATAAAAACTATGGAAAGAAAAGATTTTTTTACTCAGGAATTTTACGAGAATCCGAATTTGACTTTGGATATTATGAATCAATTGGTCGAAGGAGATCATGTTGCAGGCATGGACATGTATCAAAGCGGAACATTCCTATTCATGGAGGTGTACGAGAATGACGACACTAAGAAGATTCTTGCTCCTGTCATTAGTGACCTTGAGACATACAAGGAGTACAACAACAAAAACTATGCTTCTGACGAACCCACCCAAATCGGTTTATGTGCATTATTCGACGAGCACAGTGGTGTTTTCTTCAAGAAGGGAAAGGAAATAATGTGGGATAAGGATTGCCGTCAGTTTGTTTTTCAAGATGATTTCATGGACTACGATTAAAGTAACCGCCTTCGGGCATAACAGGAGAAGAAGATGAAAAAGATAATGTTTAACGACCGATACGGCTTGACGCAGGCGGTTCTCAAATGGCAGAAAACCGTGACCAGACGGATAATGAATCGGCAGCCTGATCCGGATGATATCGCCTACATGGAGCCGAAAGACTATCCTTGTCAGCCTCCCTATAAAGTCGGCGAGATCGTAGCCGTGGCGCAGCGCTATCAAGAATTAGACAATGAATCGTGTCGCAATCATGTAGGCGTACATCCGGCAGAAAGCCCTTATTCATCGTGTGAAAATATGGCAGGCTGGAATAATAAGATGTTTGTTCGAGCCGAGGCATGCAAACACCAAATCCGCATCACTTCTGTCCGCTCTGAGCGGTTACAGGATATAACCGATGAGGACTGCATGAAAGAAGGTATTCAGGTTCTTGATGGCAGATATTATTACCGGGATAGCGAAGGTCGCATAGTTGACGACTTTGACAACCCCCGTGCAGCCTTCGCAAGCCTCATCAACAAAATCAGCGGCCGCGGTACATGGGAGCGAAATCCATTTGTTTGGGTCTACGAATTTAAACTGGTGAAGTGATGAAACCGCAATTTAAAGGCACGCCGGGACCTTGGAAGATTTGTTGTTATGGGCATGAGCATAAAGAGCTGGTAATAGAAAAAGATAAGAAACCCGAAACAAGAGTCGCCAATGTCGCTATACAGAAAATATTCAAGTCGTTGGCCAACGCCCGTCTTATCGCCGCCGCCCCGGAACTGCTGGAAGCCTTGCAGAAAACCAACGATCTACTCAAAGACCTGGACAACACGCACACCGGGGATAGTAGGTATGCTGACTTCGCGATTCAGTACTCGGAAAACAGAAAGTTGATTGAAAAAGCATTGGAGGGTTATCGATGAGACTATTTAAACGCATACAATGGGAGTATATCGGGGTTGCGACTTACGGCGATACGTGGTATGAGCTCTACCGATACCAAACCAAGTCGGGAGTATTCCGGTACAAAAAAGTAACTATCCCGTCCGGTTCGGGGCTGTTGGTAAAAACACACAATGAGCCCAAACCGATAGGATTCAAAACAAAACAGACGAATAGCCATGAGCACAACAATCAAAATGTGGGCGGTGTTTGATCCGGAAGGGAAACCCGTAGAATGGTCACTACGCCCGAACGAGGAATGGTGTATTGAAGATTTCATCGGCCAATCCTCGTGGGGCAATTACGAGAAAGAGAGTCACACCTGCCGCCCTGTGAGGGTGACGATTGAAGAACTGCCACAAGGCGAAAAATAAACGACTATGTCAACAATTAGAGTGGCGAAAGCCGATGAAAATGATTTTGAGCGAGTGTATAATCTTCTTAGGCCCTTACAATCGCTGTTTGGGAATAAATGGAGCGATGAAGAGAGTTGGAGTGAATGGGATGACGACGATCCAGACAAACTTGAACTACTCAAAATTCGCAAAGAGGTAGCCGATGAAGAAGGTTATGATCCCGAAGATGTGGACAACCGGCTCGTGCTGTTTGAATTTATTAAGCGTCGCTATAAAAAAGCTGATTGCGGCTGTTGGCAACGCGTGGTTATGTCTGCCGAGTGTCTAATTGATTCTGTCTGTGATCCGCAAAAGGATTATTTGGACTGGCACCCGTATTTAGTGCGAGCCACAGCCGATTCAATGCTGGGAGAATAAACAAACTGCCGCAAGGCGAAAAAATAAAAGAGGATGACCGAAGAAACGAAAGGCCCCTACAATGGATACAACAGCCTGGAGGAGCTTGAGAGTGCTGTAGACGAGTATTTCGGTGAGTATATCTCCGAACAGAATCAAAAGACAAAAGAACACATTGAAAATATCACGCCGCAGGCATAAACAATAAAAATCATATGAGCCTTAAATCAGACTATATAAACGCCTGCAACGCCTATCTGAAGGCCTTTTGCGAGATGTACGGCTTCGATTATTATCCGGATTTCTGGATAGGTGATGAAGTCGGAGGTGTTATCGAGCTGGGTGACTACTTCGTGAATATAAATACCATCCGCACCGCAGTGGATCGGAATGTCCCGAGAGAAGAGTTTGTCAAGTGGTACGACTACTGTATGGACTGCGGAACTCTCGATATACCTTCCCCAAACTTCGATAGCTGGCTGAGGGGATGTCCTCGAATGAGTGACGAAGAGATACGGGAACTCATGGAGCGGAGCCACGAGATAGAAAAAATGAAGGAAGAGTTACGTAAACTGATCGAAGAAAAGCGGTCAGAGTTCTGAAAAACGGAGGGTGTCCGCCTCACCCTCCTACTTATCACCCAAACCCAAAGCCAATATGAAATTTGGTAATGCAAAAATAACAAAAACCTGAAATATGAAAAAGCTACTTTACCTGTCCCTTATCGCAGTCACTATTTTCTCTGCCTGTGAGCTCAACAAGACCAAGCCGGGCAAGATCATCTTCGACCGTGTTCCCTTCGTCTACGCCACGATAAACGGCCAAAGGGAGCTATTCTTAATAGACACCGGAGCGTCTACATCTATGCTGGATAAAAAGCTCTGTGACGAAGCGAAAATCTACTACATGGCTACCGGCTTAGAGGTAATCGGCGTAGACGGAACCTCGATCCCTCTAAAGACCACCGGAAGAATCCCGTTCACGCTCGACAGCGTCCCGTATTCGGCCAGCTTCGCGGTACAGGACATGACCAGTCTAAGACGAGCTACCGGAAAGAACGTAAGAGGACTTATCGGATCGGATGTGCTGGGATTTTACCGGTTGACGGTGGATTTTAAAACATGTGAGTTGAGATGATTACTGAGGCTATCATTAATGAAGTTGCCCGAAAGGTTGAAGCGGTAACCGGATTTTCCCTTGAAGAGATTAGAAGTAAAAGCAGATACTATCCACTCGTTCGGGCAAGAATCATTCTCGTATACGAATTAAGGCGGCAGAACCTAACGTATATCGAAATAGCCAACGCGATAAACAGGGATCATTCAACGTTGACGCATTATCTTACAGCCTATAGGGATAAATACGATGCCGATCCCGTATTTCGTAAGATGGCAAATTGTCCTAAAGGTAGACAAACCCTATAGGAGAAACAGCAATAAATGCGGTTGAAATTGGACTAAAAGTAGAATGATGAAAAAGATTATCTCAATAGAAAAAGTATCGAACGGCTTTATTGTCACCAATGGCAATCTAAAGCGCGTCTATGATAGCAGTCCTTTAGAGTTTGAATTAGACCAGATTCATCAGATGCTCTACAACTCCAAAGAAGGGGATTCGCATACTATCGTGATCGAAGTAGATCCGCCCGTTTTCACCTCACAGGATAATGATTCGATTGAGCTTTGCGGTTTGCTTTGGGATAAAGATAATATCTCGGTAGGTGGTACAGAAAAGAATGGTCATCATTATTTCACTTGGACAGAGGCAATAGAAGACGCCCAAAAACAGGGTAAGCGCTTACCGACCGCAGACGAATGGAAGGCTTTATGTGATCTGGGCTCAACATGGGATGAAAAACTAAAAGGCAGGTGGTTCGGCGGGAATCATAACACGGATCACAAAGGGTCTATTTTCCTTCCGGCTCGCGGTCATTATGACGAGAGGGATGTACTTATGGTGCGTTGTGGTTTATACTGGTCCTCGTCGTCCATCATAGGCGCCTGTTTGAAATCACACGGCTTGCTCTTCGGCTGCAATAATGCGTACGTGGGTTACTACGACGTCGGCCGCCGATTTCCTGTTCGCTGTGTACGTGATATCGCAAAGTAATTATCGGGTGAAATTCCGATAGTTGCCCTAAAAACAGGTAAAATGCCCTTATAAACAAACTATTTTTGTAAAAACACACTATATGGGAATTGTGACGGAGCATGAACTAACAAAAAGTGTGATCGACACCAAGTCAAAAGTTTCTCAATACGTCTCAAAAAAGAGGCGTGAAAAAGGCTTGTCTACATACGAACTTGCCAAACAGAGTGGTGTTGATTGGTCTACCGTCAAAAATATAGAAAATGGAAAGACCGTGAAGATCGATGTTTTATCTAGGGTGATTAAGGTTTTAGGCGGTAATATATTTTTCATGTGACATGCCTAAATTAACGATAAAGCAAGAAAAATTCGTCCTAAAATACCTCGAATGCGGCAATGCATCCGAGGCTTACCGCTTTGCATATAACTGCTCGAAAATGAGCGATAATGCTATTTGGAACGCTGCTTCAATTTTAATGGACGACCCAAAGGTTACCCAAAGGATAGATTACCTCAAAAACAACCTCGCAGAAGCCGCAGGTATATCAGCCCTCCAAATCATACGAGAGCATCAAAAGATCGCCTTTTCAAACTTTTCCCGACTTCGGAACGGATGGATGGAGCTAAAAGACTTTCAGGAGTTATCCGACGAAGAGAAAGCGTGCATCCAGAGTGTTGAAACAAAAAAAACGACAAGGTATACGAAAGAAGGGGAGCCCATCGAAGAAGAGTGGGTCAAGATTCGTCTTTACGATAAGCAGAAGTCGTTGGACAGCATCTCAGAAATGCTTGGATACGATCAAAAATCTTCGGTTACACAAAATATGAATATAAACATCCAGCCGCCTCAGATCAATTTTAAGTAGGCTGGTTAAACCTTCTGTGTGATGATGCACAGTAATCCCGTAACGGAAATAACGTACAGTCGCAAATACGCACCCTTGTTTAATCTGACAACAAGGTACTGTATCGTCATGGGTGGGCGAGGGTCTGCTAAATCACATGCCGAATCAACGAACGAGGTTTGCAATACTTTCAATCCTGACCAGCTTACATTATTCACTCGTTACACGATGACGAGCGCGGAAATATCGATTATTCCCGAGTTCTGGGAAAAGGTCGAATTAATGAATTATGCGCCTATTTTTTATAAAACGAAAGCTTCAGTCGTAAACAAGCAAACTGGCAGTGGTATATTGTTTCGTGGAATCAGAACATCTTCCGGCAACCAAACGGCATCATTAAAATCTATATCCGGAGTAACCCGATGGGTACTGGATGAGGCGGAAGAATTAACCGATGAGACTATTTTCGATAAGATCGACCTTTCGATTCGAAAGAAAAATGCAGACATTCATGTTATAGTTATCTTAAATGCTCCTGACGAAGAGCATTTTATTATTCGTAGGTTCTTTATAGACAGGGGGGTTCCATTTAACTTTAATGGGGTGCATGATGATTGCACCTACATTCACACTACCTACCTGGATAACATCGAAAATCTTGACGAATCATTTTTACGTGTAGCCGAAGGCGTTAAAGAAAAAGACCCGGAAAAATACGAGCATATTTTTATGGGAATGCCCTTGAAGATGGCAGAGGGCGTAATCTATAAAAATTGGTGCAGAATCACATCCTATCCTTCCGATCTATACACTTGGTATGGGGTTGATTTTGGATTTGTGAATGATCCAACGGCCATTATTCGTATATGTTTCGACAAAAGGAGCAACAGTATTTATTTGCATGAAGTTGCCTATCTAAAAGGGCTCCAAAATGCCGATATCGCCAATTTAATAAAGCAGGATTATCGCAATAAAAAAACAGAATTATTTAACGATGGCTCGCATTCTATTGCTTATCATCATGAGCGTATCTATATCGATGGATCGGAAGTAAACAGAGATGAGTTATCCGTGGCATTAAAAGCTATCGGCCTTTCCCCATACTACCAATCCCTGTTAAAACAAATAAATTCAATAGATCATTGTCTAACAGAGGTGTATTGTGATTCCGCAGAGCAGAAGTCTATTGCGGAATTGCGGCAATACGGGATATCTGCTTATCCTGCTATCAAGGGTGCAGGATCGGTGGTTAATCAGATTCAATTTGTCCAGTATTTCAACATCTATTACACATCTGAATCATCTAACATTCATAATGAACAGAAGAACTACAAATGGCTGGTAAAAAAAGACGGCACATTGGATAACGAGCCTATGGACGCCTTCAATCATGCTATGGATGGGGCTCGCTATGGGATTTTCACACACTTAACACGAAATGGATATGAGTATGATAAAGTTTTGGGGGCGAAAAAAGCAAGTTGAGCGAAAAGGATACTTTCCTGATAAAACAAACAAGGATAATGAATACTTCCGGCAGCTTGACGAGAGTATTTACATGAATTCACGCCTTATTGACTTCCCAAAGGTTGACAGGCATTCATTGGTTCGAATTTACGAACAAAACTATGCTGTGTTCTCGATTGTTAACAGGTGCGCAGATGCTATTGCAAAGGCTGTCAGGTATGCAGAGCTAAATGATAAAGACAACAATGTTATTGATTCGCATTGGTCTATTGATCTTCTGAGAAACCCCAATGACCTAGAAAGCCAAAAGGAATTCATAAAAGCATGGGCAATCAACAAGCTTGTTTTGGGGGATGCTTTTGTTTACGGCATGGAGGGGGTTGGTCTCAAATCAGGTCAATTCATCAGTCAGTATATAATGCCATCACAAGAAGTATTCATTGTGAGAGGCGGTCCATTTACTCCCATAAGCGGGTTTACGCTATCATCAAATTTAACCCTCAATTCAGAGCTTACCCCTAAAAATGTAATGTTTAGCCGGGCTTACAATCCCGATGTTACTACCAATTACGGACTATCCCCTCTGGTATCAGCAGCCAAGTTAACTTACATTATCGATAACGGCCTGAAAAGGCAGAATACAACCATCCAACAAGGTGGGGTGTCTGCCATTGTTACCCCCAAAGAAGATATCACCCATGGCGGTCCCACTGAAATTGCCAAACAAAACACAGAAGAAGATTTGAACCAACGCAGGGACGGTCGGCACATCTCTTACATGAGGTCTCCTATAGATGTTCATCTGTTGGGTGACACGCCTGTAAATCTGGCATTACTGGATAGCTCCGATTCTGCTGTATCTGCACTGTGCTTTGTGTACGGGTATCCTTATGCCCTATATAAGAGCGAGACTACTTATGACAACCAGGCTGCCGCAAAAAAAATTCTCATCGAAAACATTGGAATTCCTTATGCGGAGGACTTTTTGGAGAAGTATACCAAGTTTTGTCGCTTTGAGAATGGCGAACATTGGATTATTAATACGGATAAAATTGACGAGCTAAAGAAGGATGTTACAGAGATGCTGAACGCCTATGACAAATCATACCGATCATATAATGACCGGGCTAAACTTTTAGAGCTCGATACAATTGATGAATCATGGGCCAATGAGCCTATTTTCCCCATAAATGTGATGCCAGGAAAACCTACGGAAAGTTTGGTTTCAGAACAATATTTGTCTGGCGACGACAATAGTACCGTATCCGGAAGTACGGAGCATATACCGCCTAAGCAATAACCGGAATAAGGTGTATATATGAAAATAACCCCCGCCAAACGACAACAAGGATTAAACCGAATAATCAAGGTTATTCGAATGTCGGGTCCGTATGAAAAAATTCTGGCAGCAGAAAGATCGAAGGAGGTTAAAAACGTTATGGGTGCTTTGTTGGGACTGCCTGTGAACCTTGTTCCTGATCTGATTCAAGTTAGAGAACAGTACCTTGCTTCGTTCTTTCGCAAACTATATTTAAACATTGGGCCTCAAGTGGCAGATGATGAATTTCGGGAAAAGATCGGCCAGAAAAATGATCGGAGTATTGGATGGGAGAGAGGACTATATGATTTTATAGAACAATATTCCGGAACGAAAATAAGTATGGTGTCAGGCACTTTAAAGGAGTGGATTGTTAAGCAGGTACAAGAGTATGTTACCCTGATGCAGAATGAGGGGCAAAGCATCGAAACAGTGACACGCAATATGAGGGATGTTGTTGTAAAAAAATGGAATACGGCTGAATTGTGGCAAGTTCGCAGGATTGTGCAATTCGAATCATTGGCCTGCTCATCCGTGGCCAGACAATTATCCATAGATTCATTAGGTGTTGAATACACTAAGACGTGGATGATAAGCGGTCACAACACCCGTCCCGGACATCAGGTTATGGATGGCGTTACCGTTGGTCAACAAGAATATTTTTATCCTGAAGGTGAGAAAATGGAATATCCGAGAGATATACGCTTTGGAGCCTCTGCGGGAAATCTAATCAATTGTATGTGTTCAGTAGTTTATAATGTTGTGTGATGGGTAAAACGTCAGACATACTTAGACAGCTAGCCGACATGATAGATGACGGTTGCTTCGAGCATCTGTCAGAGGATGACTTAGACGGAGCGAAAAGGGTATTAATGGCGCTATTGGATGTGGATGTTACCTATGACCAGGCAGCGAAAATAGCAGGAAAATCAAAACAAAGTATTTGGAGTAAAATTTCAAGAAGTGTAATAAAGCCCAAGCTTTTAAGGCGAACAATCAAATACTCTGAAGCAGTTAAAATTGGCAATGGAACCATTTAATCCTTACATGTAAAAATCTGTAATTCTTAATATTACAAAGTATTTGCAAGGTGTTTTCCCGTGGGGAGGCACCTTGTTAGTTTTGTTCCATAAGCTTATCGTGAAGCACTCTACGTTAGTGGGTGTCAACCAATCAATTTCAAAGTTTATGGACAAAGATATTTTCATGTTCGGTGACAGTGGCAATTCCAGCATTGCCTCTATGCTTCCGGCCCTGATGCAGAACAAGGGGATGGACCCGAACCTTGTAGCCGCGCTGATGAACGGCAACAACAATAAGGGAGCCTGGGGTGGCGACGGTTGCTGGTGGATCTGGATCATCCTGCTGTTCTTCTGCTGGGGTGGTTTCGGTGGCAACGGCTTCGGTAACAACGCAAACGGTCTCCCCGCACAGCTTAACGGCGATGCCGGGCGTGAACTTCTGATGAATGCCATTCAGGGCAACGGTACCGCCATCAACCAGCTCGCATCTTCGCTGAACTGCTCGACAACCCAGCTTCAGGGTGCAATCTGCAATCTTCAGGGATCGATCGACAAGGTGGCCGGGCAGATCGGCATGACAGGCCAGCAGGTTATCAATGCCATTCAGGCCGGCAACTGTCAGCTTTCGGCCCAGATCGCAGAATGCTGCTGCAATGTCCGCACGGCTATCGAACGCCAGGGCTATGAAGGCCAGCTTGCCGTTTGCAACCAAACCAACACGCTGGTCGGTACGGCAAACCAAAACACGCTCGCTTTGCGCGATGCAGGAACGGCCAACACCAACGCCATCATCGGCAAACTCGACCAGATGCAGAATCAGGCGCTTCAGGACAAAATCGACGCACTGCGCGAACGCAATTCAACGCTGCTCAACCAACTGTCTCAGGAGCATCAGAACGCGTATTTCGCACAGGTATCCGCGCAGACCATCGCTCCTGTCAACGCTGCCCTGAGTGATCTGAGCAACCGTCTGTCCGCTATCGAGTGCAAACAGCCTGCAACCGTAACCGTTCCGTATGTTCCGGCCATGAGTAACCTCGTGCCGGTAAACTATGGTATCAACGTCAATCCGTTTGCCGCTTCTACACTCGGTTCGTGCGGTTGCTAATAAGGAAGGAGGTAGCATATGTTTGGTAACCCCTTTTCCCCTTATTGGTGGATGCCCCAGCTTCCGGTAATGCCGCAACCGGCAATACGGAGAGTCGATATCGGGGGCATCTACGAACTCTCGACCAATGCAGTGCAACTGACCGACGTTAGTGTTGATTACGGCATTAACCCGGCTTGTTACAATGCATTACCCTGCGAAAGCATCGTATTACTCAAAGTTCACGCGGACGCTCCGGCTGGCGGAGAATCGCTCCCCGTTGCCGTAGTTATACCCAACAACGGACAATCTACCGTTTCGAGCAACGGCTCGACCACAGGTACATCAAAAGTCCCTGTTGTGGATAGCAACGACAATCCGGTTACAGGAAGCGATGTCACTGGAAGTACCGAGCGTCTGGCTTACATCAACAAGCGAACGGGAACGATCCGGTTCCTGGAGTTTACATCCGGAACAACGACGGCATCGACCCCCAGCGCCGAGCAGGTAGTAAGTAAAAGTTCAAAGTAAAAACAGAAAGCAATGGGGGAGCAATCCCCCTGCGCTTTCCCAAAAATCAAAAACCATGTTTCAGAATTTGAGAAAAGGAAGCTCCGTATATGTTCTCGATACGAGGGAAACGCCGAAGTTTTATGTGGCCACGGTCAAAGAGGTGGGAATTCCTTACTATCCGCAGCCCACTCCGGGCCAGCTAACCCCATTCCAGCAGCAATACATCAATATTGTGCTCGATAACAACGAATCGTGGGGTGTAAGAGCCAACATGGACGTAGAATCCAAAGGAGGTCTTACGGTTTCCATGACGCGCGAGGGGCTTATGCCAGCCATCACGGCGGGTCAGAAGGAGAGTTCGGACATAATCAATTCTTTCGACCGGCACAAGGCCAATTTGTCGGCTTACGATCAAATCCTCAAAGACCTCGATCCGTCCTATGCAAAAACGAGGGAGCAGGACGAGGAAATCAAGAGGCTGAACAGCGAGTTGACAGAGATCAAAAACCTAATGAAGGCTGTTCCTAGTCTGAACGACATCAAGAGCCTTCTCAAACCTGAAACAACAAAAACCAAATAAACTATGGGATGGAATGCAATTGGCATCGCTCGGGGTTTCAGTGGGGACGACGAGCAGATGGACGAGATGCTTGAAAAAGCATATCGCAAAGGTCGTAAAGACATGCGCGAAGAGATGGAAGGAGGCCGTTACGGTGAACGTGGCGGTTATTCCGGATCGGGTCGCGGAGGTTACGGCATGCGTGAACCGTGGAAAGAAGACGATGACGACGACGATGATTACGGCGAACGTCGCGGTGTTCGTGGAACGGGTCCGTATTCCCGGTACAGACGCAGGTAGGCTATGGACAGGCTGGATACTTATGAGCGCATTCCGGAAGGAATGAGGGAGTATTTGTCGCATTACGGGTGGCATTTTTCTCCGAAGCTCGCAGAGTATGCGACCAATCCAAAACGCATGAAGAATGCCGATGGTACGTCGCATCATTGGACGCACGAACAGGTCAAGGAGCTCTTGGAGCGCAATGGGGTAACCATTGAGAAAGCTAAGGGACATGACTGTATGTACGTGGCCAATATGGCCTATTCGGATTTCTACCCTAAACCCCTTTCCACGGAGGCGCAAATCCTTCAATATATCAAGGCGTACATTGACGACCCGGACGGGGAGGATGGCATTGCCCTTACAAGGTACTATGCCGACTGTATCGCCAAAGGTGAACCTTTGATGTGGGAGGAGTTTCTGTAACCGGCGGGGGGCGCTTTGGAAGTGAAGCGCCCCTTTTCCTTAAAATACTATTTGCTATGGACAGTATAGAACTCAGAAAATTCGCTATAGAAGTAGCGCAAACCACAACCAACGATGGTGTGGAATTGATGAATACCGCCAATAAGGTATTGGAATTCCTGGAAAACGGATCACAGGAAAGAGATGTTTTGTGTATCCTGATTTTTCCGGATAAAAAAGCCTAAAGCTATGTTCAAATATGTACTCAAGATGCTTGCCGGGCAAAATCCGATTCAGGTATTAAGCGATATGCCGGAAAGGGACTTTAATAAAGTTGCCGGGTTCGTGTCGAATCTCGATAAGTCCGGCATTCCGAGAAAGCAGAGAAGGATGATCGAAAGAAAGTGGAACGATACCTATGGAAAGGAGCGCCATTCACATAAAAAAGTATGACTGGAGGTTGGATATTTTCTTCGCGGTGACTTGCTACCATGTGGACGAGATTATGGATAGTCTCGCAGATGTGGAGTGCCCCGACGACATCCGGGACAGGGTTTATAGCAACCTTGTGAAATGCGACATGGATACCGGGTTCACTTACTCCAATAAGAGGCTAAAGTGCACGGTAATGGTTATCGGGCTGCACTCTTCCCAGGCTCAGTTTTTAAACTCTTTCGAGCACGAAATTCGGCACATGGTAGACGATATTGCGGAGACCTTCGGTCTTAACATGGGAGGGGAGGAAGTCGCCTATTTGACAGGAGATATGAATTCTACCCTATGGAAGGATGTACACAAATTCATTTGCTGTGATTGCAAATGCAAAAACCATTGATTATGTGTGATTGTAGAGAAAAGTGCCCGACATGCAAGGCATTGGAACGGGAAAAGAAGATCAAGGAACTATTGAAAGACCTTGAAATGGAGCTACCGCAGCCCATATTTGAAAAGGTGAAAGAAGAGTTAATAGGATTGCTGAATTAAGGCAGAAGCTCTTCTAACTGGATTTTTATCCTGTTGTAAATATTCCGGTCCAGCACATATACGACCCATGTTAGGGGAAATAGAGTGATTATGAAGATTAGCTTTATTATCCCTATGGCGACGTGTGCTACAAACAATATTGCAGCAATCAACCATAATAAAGCTACAGCCAACCACAGTTTGACCGCTTTTAATATTAACCACGCTTTAGCTTTCATATATCTTGTTTTGACAAAAATACAGTCAAAATCGGGTGCAAATGTGAGGTTATACACAAATCCTCTGATTAACTCCCGATAATTGGGTGAAAATCATGTAAAATCGGCCCAATAGCATCCTATTTTTGTGGTAGAGCTAATGTTTGTAAAGATGCAAACCAAATTCCATGAACGCAAACAACAAATCGATGGGCTTGTGCGAGTAATCGTATGAGCCCATTGTGACTTTAATATGGGCAATATCGAATATAAAAGCTTAGAATTTAAAGCCGAGGACATACGGCGAGAGGGTGAGCATTTGTACGTAAAAGCCTATGCTTCCACTTTCGGATATGAAGACAGCTACAACGATATAGTTGTTAAAGGAGCTTTCATTAATTCTATATCGGGAGATAACGGTCGCAGGGTGAAGTTGTGCTACCAGCACGATATAAAAGATGTTCGCGGTAAAATTATAGACATCGCCGAGGAT